GTGTCACAATCGAATTCAACCTGGAAGGTCTCCTGCGCGGCGACAGTGCGGCCAGATCAGCCTTCTACCAGTCCGGGCTCAACAACGGCTGGATGACGATCAACGAGGTGCGGGCGCTCGAGAACATGCCGCCGGTTGCTGGTGGCGACGTGCCGCGCATGCAGATGCAGAACGTTCCGCTCACTGCTCAGATATCCAAGCTGCCGATCGAGCAGGCAGGCCAGCAGCAGCTTCCAGCGAAGGATAAGACGCCATGAAGACCAAGGACTTTTCCCTGCAGGTGAAAGACCTTTCCGAGGATGGAACCTTCGAGGGATACGGCTCAATTTTCGGCAATGTCGACAGCTACGGCGAGAAGGTCATGCCGGGTGCCTTCGTCGCATCGCTGGCAAAGCACCGTCGCGAGGGCTCCAGCGTTCTGATGCTCTGGCAGCATAACCCGTCGGAGCCGATCGGCATCTGGGAAGACCTGGCCGAAGACTCGAAAGGGCTATGGGGCAAAGGGCGGCTGATCCTCGAGGTGCAGAAGGCGCGCGAGACCCACGCGCTGATGAAGGCCAAGGCCATCGGCGGCCTGTCGATCGGCTATCGCGAGGTGAAGGTGACGCCGGAAGGCAATGTCCGGAACCTGGAGGAACTGGACCTGCGCGAAATCTCGCCCGTGTCCTTCCCCGCGAATCGCCGCGCACGCATCGAGGCAGTCAAATCCGAACGCATGGACGAGTTCGCCCGCCGGCTGCGCGATGGCGACCCCATGCAGATCAAGGAATTCGAGGACATCCTGCGTGAGGCAGGGGTGCCGAAGAGCATGGCCATGGCGATCGCCTCGCATGGCTATGCGAAGGCCATTCGGAGCGAGTCCGAGGGCGAAAAGGCGAATGATGGCGCCGCATTCCTGCGCGCCATGCTCACCAACTGATCTCCCAACTCCGAAAAGGAAAATACCATGCGACGCAAACTGTACTCGCTGGCAGCCATCTCCATTCTTGGTGGCATGACCATGAACGAACGCGCGGCAGGTCGCTACCTGCGCGACGGCGACGGCCATCCTTCGCCGACGGAACTCGCCACCAAGGTGAAGAAGGAATTCAATGACGCGATCGACGCGGTCAAGGCTGTCGCTGAGGAAGCGCTCGGCAAGTCGAAGAACGGCGAACAGCTGACTTCGTCGCTCAAGGAAAAGGCCGACGAGGCGCTGATCAAGATGAACGTGCTGCAGGAGCAGGTCGCCGAGATCGAGCAGAAGCTCGGTCGCGTCACCAAGTCCGAAGACGAGCGGCCGAAGTCGCTTGGCGAGCGGTTCGTCGAGGACGAGGCCGTCAAGGCCTGGCTCGCCGGGAACCCGACCAAGGGCAAGGCCGACATGCGGGTCAAGGCGACGCTGACCTCGCTCACCACGGATGCAGCCGGCTCGGTCGGCGACGCCATCGCGCCGACCCGGCTTGCCGGCATCCAGCCGCTTCCGCAGCGCCGTATGACCGTACGCAGTCTCATCGCGCCCGGGCAGATGGACGGATCGACCGTCGAATATGTCCAGGAAACCGGGTTCACGAACAATGCCGGCATGGTGGCCGAGGGCGCGGCCAAGCCGTCGTCCGATATCAAGCTCGAGCTGAAGAGCACCTCGGCCAAAGTCGTGGCGCACTGGATGAAGGCATCGAAGCAGGTGCTGGAGGATATTCCGCAGCTCCGCTCGATGATCGACGCCCGCCTGACATACGGTCTCGACTTCAAGGAAGAAAGCCAGCTGTTGAACGGTGACAATACCGGACAGAACCTGCACGGCATCATCCCGCAGGCGACGGCGTATTCCGCGCCCGTATCCCTGGCCGACCTGAACGTGATCGACGTCATCCGCCTGGCGATGCTGCAGGCCTCGCTTGCCGAGTATCCCGCAAGTGGCACCGTCATGCATCCGATCGACTGGGCGGCGATCGAGACTCTGAAGGACTCGGTCGGCCGCTACATCATCGGCAATCCGCAGGGCGGCATCACGCCGACGCTGTGGCGGCTTCCGGTTGTCGAGACGCAGGCCATCACGGTCAACAAGTTCCTGACCGGCGCTTTCATGATGGGTGCTCAGGTCTTCGACCGCTGGGATACCCGGATCGAGGTCGGCTACGAGAACGACGACTTCACCAAGAACCTCGTCACGATCCTTGGTGAAGAGCGCCTGGCGCTCGCTGTCTATCGCCCCGAGGCCTTCATCTACGGCGACTTCAACGTCGCGCTGGCTGCCTAATAACTGCCCATGAAACCGGGCGGGCGGGAAACCGCCCGTTCCTTCGAAAGGACGGAAACATGACCGGCAAGCTCAACTGGAAAGTCCTTCGCATCCACGAAGGCGACCGGATCTACCACGAAGGAGAAATCAGGCAAGGCACCAAGGCGGAGCTCGGCCATCTTTCCCCGCTCACACTCGAACTGATGGAGACCAAGCCTGAAAAGGCCGAAGGCGCTCCGCTGAACAAGGCCGAAGGCGCCGCACCGGCGAACAAGGCCGCAACCGGCCGCAAGGCCAAATAGAGGCCGGACGGCCGAAAAAGGAGAGTGAACATGAAGCGCTACAAAGTCACCGTGACGACCGCCGCGGACGGAACCGCAACGGCCTACACGCCGCGCCTGTCGGGCAAGCTGTGTGCCGTGCATTATGTCAAGACCGACTTCGCCGACGGCGTCGATTTCACCATCACGTCCGAAGCGACCGGACAGGGCATCTGGACGGATACCAACATCAACGCCTCGGAAGTGGTGCAGCCGCGCGTGCCTACCCATGACCAAGTGGGTGCGGCAATGCTCTTTGCGGCCGGCGGGACCGCCGTCGCAGATCGCATCGCGCTCGCCAATGACCGCGTGAAGATCGTCATTGCCCAGGGCGGCGATGCGAAGGTCGGCACCTTCCACATCCTCGTCGACTGAGGTCAATTGCAATGATTGCTCCCGTTCTTGTCACTCCAGCCGAACCGATCGTCACGGTCGAGCAGGCCATGCGGCAGTGCCGGATCGATGCCGGTGCCCTGGATGCCGGGGCATTGGCGGAGGTGACGGCGCTGCTGACCGGCTATATCGCCACGGCGACGGAACTGCTGGAAGGGTGGAACGGGATCCTTGGCGGGGTGTGCCTCGGCCTGCAGACCTGGCGGCAGGATTTCGACCGGATCGACCGGTGCCTGCCGCTGGCGCTCTCGCCGGTCCGGAGCATCACGTCGGTGACCTGGCGCAATGCGGCGGGGCAGATCGCGACGATCACGGCGGAGGAATACAGCCTGAGGACGGACGCCGGCGGGGTCAGCTCCTGCCGGTTTCGCAATGCCTATGCGCTTCCGACCGATCTATACGAGGTCGGGGCGGTGAGCGTCACCTATCAGGCCGGTTATGCGATCGTGCCGGCGCCGATCGTCCAGGCCATCCTCTTGTCCGTCGGCGCCTGGTACGAGAACCGCGAAGAGACGGTGATCGGGGTCTCTGTCGCTTCGCTTCCGGAAGCCGTCGCCGTCGACCGGCTGATCGGCGCCTACAAGCGGGTGGCGCTCTGATGCGTGCCGGCAAGATGGACCGGCGCGTGACGCTGCTGAAATTCGAGGAAATCGGCCGCGATGCGCTCAATACGCCGATCGAGGACTGGGTGGAGACCGCGACGCTGTGGGCGCAGCAGCGGCCTGAGCGCGGCGCCGAGCGGTTTTCGGCCGCCCAGATCGCCGGGGCCAAGGTGATGACGTTTCATGTCCGCTATCGGGACGACATCGGCGTGAAGGATCGGCTGTCCTACGAGGGGCAGACTTTCGAAATCACCGATGTGCGGGAACTCGGGCGCCGCGTGGTGAGCGAGATCGACTGCGTGGCGGTCCAGGAGTGATCATGTGGCCAAGGTTCGTGTCGAAGGGCTTCGGGAACTGGACAAGGCACTGGGCGAGCTGCCGCGCCAAACCGGCAAGCGCTTGGCGCTGAAGGTGTTGAAGAATGCCGGCGGGCCGCTCGCCGAAGCGGGTTCGGCCAATGCGCCGCTCGGGCCGACGGGAAATCTCAAGGCCAGCTATGGCGTCGGAACGAAGCTGACCCGGAGGCAGGGCAAGCTCAACCGCAAGGAAAGCCCCGTCGAGGTCTATATCGGGCCGAACGATCCGGCGGCGGTCCAGACCGAGTTCGGCAACGAGCACCAGGCACCGGAGCCACATTTGCGACCGGCATGGGACGGCGGCAAGGACAAGGCGCTCGCCGACATCAAGAGCGGCCTCTGGACCGAGATCGAAAAGGCCGCCGCGCGGCTGG